AAGGTATATCTGCAGGACATTCAAAAAATACGTATAGAGGTTTAGTAAAAGTTATGAAGAACGCAGACAATTCAAAAAACTTTACACAATGCGATTCATTAATGCTAGGTAGTCATTGTTCTGCTCATACAGTACCATACGTTGAAAATAGAAATGCATCAAGCAATTGCAGTCATGAAGCGACAACATCTAAATTAGATGATGAACAATTATTTTATGTAATGCAAAGAGGATTAAAAGATGAAGATGCTAGAAACTTAATTGTAGCAGGATTCTGTAAAGAGATATTTCAAAAATTACCAATGGAATTTGCCGTAGAGGCTAATAAATTATTGGAGGTTAGTATGGAGGGAGCAATTGGATAATAACAAGAAAGGAAAAGGAAGATGATTGAAAATGAAACTATATATGAAACAGATAGTAAAGACCGTGATCACCAAACCACATATGAAAATGAAGTGGCTATGTCAAGGTCGGTAACTATACCGTTACATGAATATGAAAAATTAAAAGAACAGCAAAGCACTATAACTGATAAATCTTTAATTGCTATCATAGATAAAATTGAAGAACTAGTGAGAGCTATGATTAAAATGAGGATACAAGATAAAGGTTTAAATGCAGTTGTAGATAAAACTGAGGAATTAGTTAGAGCATTGAGAAAACATATTGTACGAATTGATGTTACTAATGAATGAAAATGAAAAGAGTTTTTTGTATCGGTAATGGAGAGAGTAGAATAGGTTTTGATTTAGCACAATTGAAACCGTATGGGAAAATATATGGGTGCAATGCTCTATATAGAGATTTTCCAGAATTGATAGATGTATTAACAGCAGTTGATGATGGTATCATACATGAGATTTATCGTGATGATTTTGCTTTAAAGAAAAATTGTTATTTTAGAAATTGGACAAAGGTACCAGCTAGTTTGTATGAAACTATGCTCCAGGGGTTTTGTTCAAAACAGGAATTAAGTATAATAGAAGATTATGATGGTGTTCATATGAACGAAAGAGGTGAGTCTAAAGAATTTGTTATCCAAAGTTCAACTGTATCAGGAGAAGTTTCAATTTTAAAAAATACTACTAAAGAAATAACAGAAAAAACTATAGATAATTCTCAAATCAATGTGTCTTGGATTAAAGAAAATGATAAATCACATAGCTTAAAAGATATAACAACAGGCCGTGAAGATCATGGTTGGGCATCTGGTCCTACAAGTGCTTTTGTTGCTTGTAAAATTGAACAACCTAAAGAAATTTATTTAATAGGACATGACATAAAATCTGATAATAAAAAAATTAATAACATATATAAGGGAACAAAATATTATGTTACACCTCAAGGTGAATCTACTCCTTATATAAATTGGGTTTCTCAATGGTATACACTTATGGATTGGTACCCTAACGTCAAGTTTTTTAAGGTAAATAAAGAAAAAAATGGTATGCCTACAAATAGACCTATTCATCAATGGGAAGTATGGGAAAATAGGGGTCAATTAGTCTATCTTACACAAGCACAGCTCATTGACAAATTATTAAAAAATGATATAATAGAATAATAAGTATAAATAATAATAATACTTACAATAAGAAATATATACAACAATATGTACAAGGAGATATATACAAATGAGTACAGCACTAGAAACGCTAAAAAAGTCAAGGTCTAACTTTGACATACTAACAAAACAGTTAGAAAAAACAATCGAACAACCTAATAAGAAATCATACCAAGATAGCAGGTTTTGGAAACCAGAACTTGATAAATCTGGGAATGGTTACGCTGTGTTTAGATTTTTACCAGCGATAGAAGGTGAAGATATGCCTTGGGTTAAACTTTGGAATCATGCATTTCAAGGTCCAGGTGGCCAATGGTATATTGAAAATAGTTTGACAACATTAACCAAAAAAGATCCAGTATCTGTAGAAAACACTAGATTGTGGAATACAGGTATAGAATCAGATAAAGATATTGCTAGAAAGAGAAAAAGAAAACTCTCTTACTATTCTAATATCTACATGGTTTCTGATCCAAAACATCCAGAGAACGATGGTAAAGTATTTTTATTCAAATATGGTAAAAAGATTTTTGATAAGATAACTGAAGCAATGAGTCCTCAATTTGAAGATGAAAAGGCTATAAATCCATTTGATTTTTGGGAAGGTTCTAATTTTAAAATAAAAATTAGAAAAGTTGACGGCTTTTGGAATTATGATAAGTCTGAATTTGAGCCAGTTAGTAAGTTAAAAGCTTCTGACGAGGAGATTGATAAAATATGGAAATCTCAACATGCTCTAAAGCCCTTCAATGATCCAAGTAATTTTAAACCTTATGATGAACTCAAAGAGAAACTGAATAAGGTCCTTACTGGAACAAGAAGTACGGAGTCGGTAGAAGACATTGACCTCCCACCTGTCAGAAATGACATGCCAAATACTTCTATTAAAGCCGTAGAGAAAGGCGAAACGTCTACCGATAGTGATGAATCATTATCGTATTTTAGTAAATTAGCTGAAGACGATTCGTAATCTATCTCTCAACTTTCTCAAAAGGGAGGCCGAAAGGCCTCCCAAACTATAACACCTAATAAGTGTTATCAATAATAATAAGGAGGCAGAAATGTCAACAAATAAAAATGTGGTTAGTGTTCATATCATAAATAAATTCACAAATGAACATTTAGAAATTTCAAAACAATTAATTAACAAAACACATAGACCAGACCTATATGGTAATAGTATATTATATGGTAAAGATGGTGGTAGGCATTTAGTAGATATAAAAGATATTAAATGGTTAGGCACTATTAGAAATACACAAAAATATAGAGCTTCTGGTGGTAATAGTAAGTACAAAGAAGTTAAAAATAGTATAACTGATTTTGGTTTTAAATTAAAAAATGAACCAATTGCATTAAGAAGAATGGTGGATGGGTTACACCCACTTACAGGCCATACTAGAAAAGATATATTAGAAGATTTAGGATTTACAAATGTTGTTGCTCAAGTGTATGAAAATATGACAGATGAGCAGGCAAGTAAATTTGGTTTAATATTAAATAGACCAGATGATCCAAGAGGTTCGGTATCTATTGAAGATATTAGAAATGAATCTGAAAGAGCAATAGCAAATAAATGGATTAAACCAGATTTGAATAGTATATTAGAAAGAGTAAATGAAATATGTGGTGATTCTGTATTTACAGATAATAAAAGAAGTTTAATAGCAACAATGGTTTATAATAATTGGAACAATAAGAAACCAGGTGCAAAAAGGATAGTTGCTTGGACAGATGATGGAGTTATATCAACGTGGATGAATAATAATAACTATGTTGACACACCACACCTAATGTATATGACAACCTCATTTTCTCAGGTTAGTAAAGCAATTTTTAGAGCAGCAAAACTGTTTGTAGAAAATCCAGGTAAACAAATAAGAGTAATTGTTCATACTGGTATTTTGGATGCTTTTGATTTAGTAAAATGTTATGACGAAAGAGTGGATGAATTTAAGTTATTTTGGAATAGTAAAATAAAAGATTTACAAATTGCTATATTCAAAACTAAGCCAGATAGTGCTCAAGTAGTTTTATCTGATAATATAGTTTTATATGGTCATCTACCATCATTAGAGTCTGAGCATCCATTAGACAAAATGTTAAAGTATAAAAAAACTTCTAAAATAATTTCTAATGGCAACTAAATTTAAAAAGCTACCCAACATTGACCGAAAAGCATACACAGGTATTTTTAAGCCTGTGAATAAAGCAAAATATAAAGGTAAAGTTAATAATATTGTTTATAGGTCAAGTTGGGAAAAGAAGTTTATGCTTTATTGTGATAGAACTCCTGGTGTAGTGGAATGGGGTAGTGAGGAGATAATTATACCATACCGTTCATTAGGTGGTAATATTATTAGAAGATATTTCCCTGATTTCTACATGAAAACAAAACAAAAAAATGGTACATTTAAAAAGTTTCTTGTAGAAATTAAACCTAAATATCAAACTAAAAAACCTAAACTTCTCAAACGCAAAACAACAAAATATTATAAGCAATTACATACATATCTTAAAAATGAGAGCAAGTGGAAAACAGCGGAGGCGTGGTGTAGAAAACACGGTATGGAATTCATTATATTAACAGAGGATCATCTTAAAACATTTTAAAAATACATATAAATATACTATATGGCAAGTATATTTGATAGTATTAAACCGCAAACAGCTAATACAAGAAAATCTGCTGATTGGTACCGTAAACAGGTCAGACGACTTACAGGTGGTACAACAGCAAGAGAATTAATAAGAGCTGGTAAGGTACAAGGAAGACCTAGTATAGGTAGACTTAACTTGTTTGGGTATAACCCTAAATTAAGATTAACGTTACCTTTTTATGATGTATTTCCTTTAGTATTACCTTTAGAGCCTACACCTGGTGGGTTTTTAGGTATGAATTTTCATTATTTACCACCATCATTAAGGTTTAGATTATTAGAGCGTATGCAAGCATTCGCTA